TAATTCTTCCATTTTCGTTTTGGATATAGTTGTGGCTGTCGGGCATTGGAACCGACTGCCGGATGATTAAAATAGCGTGATTAGTATTTCTTCATGCAGCTAACGAATAAGGCTATGATAGATATAAGGATGCCTACAATGGCAAATATCAAATTCCAATTGATAGGATTGTGCAAGTTGGGGTTAACGGCAAGATAGTGCTTGCCCTCTTCGGTGAGTTTGGCACTCCATACATAACCGCCAATTACATAATTGGCTTTCACCAATCCTTTCCTCTCAATGGAACGGATGGAAGCAGTAAATACATGCTCCGGGTATGTTGCCGGGCATTTTCCGCCAAACCCTGCAACAATCCGAAATGCTTGCTTCTCTTCCTTTGTTAATTTAATCCGTTCCATAACCTCTCATTTAATAAGGTACACCCGACAAACAATGCAAGCAGCGTAGATACGGCAGTAATCGTTGAAAGCACAATCAATATGATGTCTTTCCACGGGATAGGGTTTTTCAACATGGGATTATATTCCATATATGCTTTACCCTTTATGGTAAGTTTCGCCATATACACAACTCCATCTTCATCAGCCTTATATGATACAAGTCCTTTTTCTTTCAGAAGGTCAAGGGTTGTCACAAATAGAAACGGAGAACAGTTCAATGGTAGCTTCTTGCCATTGATGCTGACACTTCTGAACACAGCCTTTTCTTCTTTTGACAACCTTATCCGTTCCATAACTTACTCGTTTTCTGCAAATTTACTAAATACTACGCAAATATGTGTTGTTGTGCTATACTATTTTATAGGCGAAATCTTTCTGTCAGAAGGCTTTCCGCCAAATAGATGGTTGATGTAGGCAAGACCTTTTGGTTTGCAAAACACCTTTTGGCATAATATGTCTGGGTGGTTGTCTCTGCGTATTGGCGGCAACAGCGTCATTTCAAAGTAGCCTGCGTCAATATACTTTTGTTTCGGTTCGTTCCTGTCTTTAAAGAATATGCCCGCATCCCTTAGCTTCCCGAAAAGGGTGTTCCTCCCAAAACCGAGATTGAGTATCTTTGCGGCTTGGCCTATGTCTACTTTGCCCTCTGCTTTGAAGGCAGCTTCGGCGAAGTCGGCTTTAGGCTGGAGTTTGGTAATCTTTGCATCTTTCTGCTCGATTTGCTTTTGTTGCCGCTCTGTTTCAATACGGAGTTGTTCCTTTTCCTTTTCAGAAGCTACTAACGCTTCCAATGCCTCAAGATAAGTTTGTGGAGTCTTGATAACTTTTTTCTCATTTTCGAGGTATTCTAAACGGTTGATTATTCTTTCACGCAGAACCGCATCATAACCTGATGCAAGAATAAGACAGCCTTTAGGGGTGAGATTAAAACAAGGACTTTGCCTATTAGACTTGTCAGTGTAAGAGGTCTCCACAAAATTGTGGGCAGCTACTCCTTGTTTGAGTAAGTTCCTGATGTCTCGTAAGATAGCATCATGCCTTTTACCCGTGACCTCTGCTATTTGAAGAGAGGTCATACCTTTCTGATTTGGAATTAACTCATTCGTTGTGTCAAGCATATTATAACGAATTATGATAAAAAGAAACCCTCCGTAGGTGTGCTTGACACAACATACGCAGGGCATAGAAGTCGCAGATTGTTTCCTTTCTGCCACCTTAGAGGGTTTCCCAATATCTTGTACAAAATTTGTTCGCTTTATTTTGCCCAAGAGTTATTATGTTGTATCAAGCACCGCAAAGATAGCCCTTATCTTTGAAATAGCAAACCTCTTATTAGAAAATTAATTATTTGGATTACTTTTTTCTTATTTTTGATTGGTCGCCCAAAATATTGTATTATATTTGCTGTACAATATAATACAATGTAATGCAAATAATAATATGGAAGCAGTAGTAAGAAAACAAACTTCGTTCCGCTTGCGTGAGGATTTATTGCAAATCTTGCAGGAACATGCCAAAAAAGCGAACAGGAGTTTGAATAATTTTGTAGAAAGCACTTTAATGGACGCAATGTACTCAGTACCTAACGAAGAGACGGTTGCCGCTATAAGGGAAGCACGTGCGGCAAAAAATAAGGAAACGTTTGACAGTGTAGAAAGTTTAATGGAAGAACTTAGGAAGTGAAAAAGAAACTGCATCCGACAAGTCAATTCAAGAGGGATTTTAAACGTATTCAGAAATTTCCTAAAAAGGTGGCAGCTTTTGAATATATTGCCAACCTCCTTATCAATAACTTGTCGATACCTAAAGAATATAAGCCCCATTTATTGAAAGGGCAATATAAAGGTTGTATGGAATGTCATATAGAGGATGATTTCCTTCTAATTTGGATTGACGGAGATATAATCGACTTGCTTAGAATTGGCAGTCATTCTGAATTGTTTTAAAGGGAATAATTTGTTAGATTGTTTGCTCCATCCTTTATGGTTGGAGCTTTTTGTGTTTTATATGCAATAAGAAACACTGTAATAAAGCAAAATAATATAATGTTTAATTAAAATTAAAGACTTAACTTTGCCGCACATTAATTAACTAAATACATGCCTTATGAGTAATAAAATATTTTTTCTACTTTCTCTATTTTGTGTTCTTATATCCTCCTGTGAGAATGAAGATGATATGGTAACATCTATACTTTTAGACAAGTCGGATATGACTTTGAAGCCCGGAGAAACTTATCAATTTACGGTAAAAGGCTCTCCTTCTAAAGCGAAGTTGCCTAAAATTAATTGGGGGATATATCCTGTAAATGCAAACAATCATTTGGCAAAAATAGATTCACACGGGAAACTAACAGCCTTGAAGCCAGGGAACTTTACAGTAAATGCCTGGATTGGAGATGATGATATAACGGATTTGTTATATATTGATAATGCAGTAATAAAGGCTGTGTGCAATGTGACAGTTGAGCCTATAGAAGCTACTGGCATATCTATAGATAAGAAAGAGATTGTGTTTAATGGAGAACAAAGTTTGATTTTGGATGCTTCTATTGAACCTCAGGATGCTACGAAGAAACTGGTCTTTTGGGAAATAGATAATTCGGAAATTGCAAGTTTAGAATCAGGTAAAGACAATTCGGTTATTGTAACAGCGCTAAAGGCAGGAGAAGCTACAATTACAGCACGTGCAGGGTTTGAATCTTCTATAACTTCAACATGCAAAGTGAAGGTTAATCCTGTTGTAGCACAAGGTTTTTCCTTGAAAGAAAATGAAAAAAATGTAAGGGTGGGAGATGTTTTTACTATAGAATCAATAATCACTCCTGCATATGCAACAAAAGAAAACATAGCATGGGAGATTTCTGACGTAAATATTGCAAAGATTAATGAAGACAACAGTATATCTGCCATGTCTCCTGGGAAATGTATAGTTAAGGCTATTTTGGGAAATACAGGGTTAGAGGCTACTTGTGAGCTGACAGTAGAACCCATTTTATTGGAATCTATAAGTTTTGATAACCTTACATATAAAATTGAAGTTGGAGGACAAAAACAGCTAAATGTTGTGTTTACACCAGAAAACGCAACTAATAAGAATGTGATATGGACTTCATCCGACCCTGTGATTGCTCCGGTTGATGAAAATGGAGTGGTTTTAGGGAATACATCAGGAAGAGTACAAGTTACGGCAACGTCAGAAGATGGCGGACATGTGGCAAACTGTACTGTTTATATTGTGTCATTAGGAGGTATGATGGATGTTTATTTCCCTACATCTTCTTTGATTATTAATTCGGGATATTATACGGGCGTTATGTCATGTGCTATAAAGAACAATAGCTCAAAGACTATAAAACTTACTAAGTTTAAAGTTTTTTCTACTGGAAGCGGTAGTGCTCCTATTGAGATTACTGATGAGGCGAAATTAGGATATTTATCTTCTGGAGAAACAAGAATTTTACAGTTTAGATTATCACATGTTTATGAGCCAGGATTTAAGTGGGAGTTTGAATGTGATGGTCATTATTTTTCTGCTTATGGAAGTTATAAACAGTAATTTTTAATGTTAAGTAATCATTAAGTTAAGCGGAGTTTCTCCGCTTTTCTTGTTTTGTGGCATATGAATTATAATTAATCGGATTTGTTAAAAAGCTGATTTATCGGATATTTATTTGTTTATTTGTTTGTTCTTTCGTTCGTTCTTTCTATATTTGTGCATTAATATAATACAAATGGGTAATTGGAGCGAAAGACAAGAAGTAAAGAAAGAGGGCAAGGAAAAGGATAAGGTAAGACGTGAAAAACTTGCAGGATATTTCTTTGATTTATCTAAACTAATATTTGCGGCACTTGTTTTAGGAGGTATAACTCCTTTGTTTACCAATGTGACAAACGGAATAAACTGGAGTACTATTACATTAGGAACTATATCTACATATATGTTTGCTAACTTTGCTAATAGGATTTTAAAATGAATATAATATGGATACGCTAACGGCAATATTTTTAATAACGGCTATTGTGAGTGTTACATTAGTTGTTTGGTCTCACACCAAATCGGGCAAGAAGTGGCTTGCAAGCTTATAAATTGACTATTATTTAGGTAAAACAATAAAGCCAGACATTAAGCCTGGCTTTTTCTTTGCATGACATCCCCATCGGTTTCCACAATACAATCTTCTCCATGAATGTAAACATATACCGATGCTGTA